TGCAACCTGCCGAACGGCAAGGTGATGGCAGTGAGCGACATGCTTGCGCTCGCAAAGGGAAAGACGCCCCAACAGTTCCTCAAGGATATCGGTCTATAGCCAGGTGCACATGGCTTGGATAGCCCAACAAGACAACTTGACAGAAGGGAACGAAAATGGGTGACGAACTTGTCGGTCAGATCCTCGGTGCTCTCGTGAACCGTGGTGACAACGATGGCCTCGGTGGTGGCAATGGCGCACTGTGGCTCATCATCATCCTCGTCCTGTTCGGATGGAATGGCAACCGTGGATTGGGCAACAATGGCGGTGGTGCCGCTGGCGTCGGTGGCAACGAGTTGTATCCCTGGCTCAACAATGCCGAGAACATCAACGGTGGCTTCCGTGACCAGATGCTCAACACTGGCATCACTGGCATCCAGCAATCCATCACCGGTGGGTTTGCCGACATGCAGCAGGCGCTCTGTGCTGGCTTCGCTGGCGTGTCCAACGGCTTTGCCCAAGCAGAGATCGCTGCCAACGGCCGTCAAATGGCAAACATGCAGCAGGGCTTCGGCATGCAGACCGCAATGATGCAGGGTTTCAATGGCTTGCAGGCGCAGCAGGCACAGTGCTGTTGTGACAACCAGCTTGCCATGGCGAACCAGACTGCCACCATCCTTGCCGAGCATTGTGCCGATCGCAATGCGCTCAGTCAGGCGGTGAACACCATCACCACCAATGAGACTGCCGGCTTCCAGCGTATCATCGACAAGCTGTGTGACCAGGAACTCCAGGCCGAGCGTCGTGAGAACGACAATCTGCGCCAGCAGATCAACATGATGAACCTCGCCGCATCCCAGACCCAGCAGACCCAGCAGCTCCTTGCTGACAACTTCGCGCAGACCAACGCGCTCGAGCAGTACCTTGCTCCTGTGCCGCGTCCCGCCTACATCGTGCAGAACCCGAACTGCTGCGGTCAGAACTTTGGCTGTGGTTGCGCGGCATAGGAGGTGATCACGCATGGCAGAGTTTATCCAGTCTCCCGGCATCCCGCAGAACGTGACGTTCGGGAACAACCTGCTCCTTGTCGACTCGATCGCGTGCCCGCGCGGCTATGTGCTCCATCGCAACGGGTCCGGCATCATTACTCTCCGTGGCATCACCAATGGTTGCAGCCGGTTCGCACGCTACCATGTCGCGTTCAGCGGCAACATCGCCATTCCCACGGGTGGCACCGTCGCAGCCATCGCGATGGCCCTCGCGCTCGACAGCGAGTCTTTGCAGAACACGCGCCGCATCGTCACTCCTTCAGCGGTCGAGCAGTACTTCGCCATCGCCTGCGAGACTGACATCACGGTGCCTAGCGGCTGCTGCTACACGCTCGCCGTAGAGAACGTGAACGCCGGTGTCGGAGACGTCATCGTGGACGAGCAGACCATCAGCGTCGCAGACGGCAGCCTGAACATCTCGCGAATCGCATAGGAGGAATCATGATCGAAAAGCTAAAGACGCTGAAAGACAAGTACATCGAACTCATGGAGCGTGATGTCAATCAGCGTGGTGCCGAGGGTGTCAACATCAAGTTCCATGGCGAGGTCGCTGACATCGTCAAGGATCTGTCAGAGGCCATCTACTACTGCGAGGTGGTCAAGGCAATGGAAGGCGACAACCAGGATTTCTCTGGTTATGGAATGAGTTATGGCGGTGGTCGTCGTGGCTATGGTGGCTCACCTGCCAACGGTGGCAACATGATGGGCCACTCTGATCCTGTTTCCGCCATCCGTGACATGATGATGACTGCCGATCCTGACACCAAGATGCGCATTCGCAACGAGCTTGGCATGATGTAAGATGCTTCCCCTTGTCATAAGGGGTCATGTCTGGAGGGTTGCCAGGGTTAGCCCTGACAGCCCTCTTCTCATAGACAGGACCGGTATGAGACGCATTGCCACCACTGACCCCAATGCCAGAATGATACGAATCGCCAACACGGTACCAGTCCCAATGTTCGATCAGGTATACTTGCATGAGATAGCCCATGCGATAATGAGCGAGGCTGGTGTTACCGAACTTCTGGCAGCTGCTGCAGACGATCGGAAACAGGTCATGATCGAGGAGCTGCTTGCATGGTTCCTTGAGCATCATGCCATCGAGGCCATAGATGCAGCCAGCTCGTCACTTGGCAGAAGGATATGCATAGACGACAGGTGCAGCCATGGAACTGATCAACATAACCCACAATGACGACCTGCGAAGCGTCGCCAACAAGTGCAACATCAACTTCAAGCAGATAGGTACGACACTTGCAAACCTGCTCAAGAGGCAGAACATGGTCGAACGTGGTGTCACGAATGACACGATCAACCAAGCTGTCACAACGCTCACGAATGTGACCATACCAAATGAGGTAACCAGCCAGATCAATGCCTTGGACATCCCTGATTCCATTTCCTCCGAGGTCACCACACAGATAACTGCAGCAGACATTCCTGGCCAAGTCGCAGATGCCATTGATCAGGCCCTAGGTGTGACGATGACTAGCACCTTGTCGGACTTCTTTACCGAAGACGAATGCACGGTGATCGCCTGCAATGCAATGAAATGGGGTGACATGGCCTTCATACGGTTCAGCTACAAGCTCAATTCCACACTCGCTGTTCCATCCGATGGTGACATCGCTGACGTGACCCTTGGTAAGCTGAAGGTCGGTTGGAGACCATTCGACATTACCAATGTGATTCTTGATCAGACGATGATTCTCATAGGTGACGTCGACAGCAGCGGTGACGTCAAGGCCAGATCAGCTAACTCACGTGGTACGAGCTACACGATAGATGCCAATGCTGTTCTCTATGCCAGCATGATGCTGATGTTAGGACTACAATAGGACTAGATAGGACTAGAATATGACTAAGTTACGACTAGGAAAGGACTAGGATAATGACCAAAAAGAAAGGTAAGAGCGGTGGCTTCAAGCAGGCCGTCAAGAACGTCATGAAGGGCGGCAAGTACGACAAGGAGGCAGCTGGCGCCATCGTGGCCGAGGCATCGCGCAATGCAAGCCCTGCCGCAAAGCGTAAGAACCCTAAGCTTAACCGTGTCAAGTAAGTGTTAACTAATGTAAGCTATGTTACCGATCTTCTGTGGCGAGGTCGAGAGTGTTCAAAAAAAAACCCGCTCCCAGCAGATCGGTAACCCTTGTTATCCTGTTACCTTGTTACCCTGTCAATCGACATACCTGTCCCAGGGGCGCATTCCGTCTCACTTACGACCCTCAGCTGCCCTTGGGTCACCTTGTCACAGGTAGAGACGGAAGCCCTTTCGGAGCCATCCTGCCGCACACTTATGGGTGGTGCTCACCGCTTGATTACCCAGATATTCGTCTCGCCCATTGGGGGATCCTTGTTCCGTCTGGGAACGGGTTGGTTCCATGTAGTGACGGATTATCCGACTAAGCCGTCGATGACTATGGTATCATAAGCCTACCGACTGAGCCGGTGGGAATTTCCCACAAGCTTAAGGATTAACCCCGTGGAGAGAACGGCCCAAGATTGGCCTCCCACGGGGTTTCCTTTTAGAAAGAAATGGGGACTCGGTTGCAGCGAGTCCCCTAGGTAGTCAAGATCACCAAGCCAGGCGATCCATGTCATAGATTATACAGATCCTGCGGCCTCTTGTTGTGAAGCTTCGAGAACTTGCTAGGACGCATCCCTGGCGGAAGATCTGCCCACGTTGTCTCCTCGTCGTCATCGATATCCCAGCCTCCATAATGGCTCGGCATCTTAGTCCTGAAGGTATTGCTTGCCTCCTCGATGTATGGCACCTGTGCCAGAAAGTCGGCAGCATAGCGGAACGCATCCATCAGGTGCGAATAGCGGTCATGCTTAGGGTTGGCAGACCAGTCGTCCACAGATGACAACTGCCTGTATTCCCAGTTCTCGAAGCATTCCATCAGCCAGTCACAGCGCTTGCTGTCTATTATCACATTGCCGAGGAGTGCTCTGCCACGATTGATTCCATCCTGCACGTATGTCCTGTCCAATTTGTGCCATTGAATATTGGGAAAGGCTCTCTTGCATTCTTCCAGCGGTGACATACGGGATCCACTGCGATCCGAATCCCATGGAAGGCATGCTGCCCTGATCAGATGGAAGTACTCCCTCTGTGCCAAGTCCTGCACACATTCGACTACAGCCTTCCTATTGTCCTCATACCAGTCAAGGATGAACATCCTGCCATTGTAGTACTGGAAGATGATTGCACTTGTCCAATCAGTCTGCTTGTCCTTCGACGAGATGTCCCATGCCATGTACACTGGCTTGCTTGTGTCAAAGTTTGTCGGGCAGTACCTTCCCTCCTCGCGTACCTTCTCGATGCCAGGGAACACGAGGCCAGCATTGACAGCAAGGAAGTCACAGAGGTACTCCTGCCTGAACATGAGGTCATTGCCCATGGCACGAATGTATCGCTGACGTATCTCCTCAAGCAGCTCGTCAGAGAATATCCTGTTACCCTGCGCATCAACAGACTCATCCGCACGCATGACATCTATGTACACCCTGCCATGCGCACCAGGCCATGCTTCTGGCTCAGTCTCTCCAGTGTAAGCAGCAAGCCAATCTGCTGCGACGTTGTTCATGCCTCTCGGGGTGAAGTTCATGTTGACGAGAAAGCGCTCGCCGTTTGCCTTCTTTGCGTCCCAGATGGGCTGCAGGTAGTCGAAGGCACCACGCTTGTACAGGCTTAGCTCTGACACAAAGAAGTTGTTGTAGGACGAGCCGATCAGGGACTCGCTCTCCTTGAAGCCTATGAACTGTATGAGAGATGGCGCAAGGTCATCGGTGTTGTTCAGCATCTTCACCTGCTGCGCGGTCTCATGCACGTCGATGACATTCTCTGGGTAGTCTGCCCAGTGCTTGCGACCATCGATGTACTTGTCCCAGATGTTACGACGGATCCACTTGTTGTCCAGGCCCACATAGGCCGTCTGCCTACCTGCCTCACGGTAGGCGTCATACAGCGCGAACTGGATGTCGTCAGTATCCTTGCCAGCCTGGCGGTGCCAGATCTTCGCATAGTAGTCGTACTCGCCAGATAGGCGACGCGCCCAAGCCTCGCGCTGACGAGGTCTGGGCGCATAGTACCTTGGTACCTTTATCGCCATGGTTGCCTACTCGAAGCTCTTGGACTCGAAGTCCTTGCAGATGTCATGGGCCAACTCGCCATCATGGATGACCTTGCTACCATCGCCACAATCCTTGCGGCATGACAGGTAGAGGCAGTCTTCATCCTCGCCACAGATGGTTGCGAAGTCAAGTCCGTGCTCACCGCAAAACTCTCGCAAGGCGTCACGCGCCTTCTCGATCTCCTTGTCAGCGGTCTTGCAGAAGTCGGCTACGTCCTGTGCGTCAGGCCCGACGTTCTGACATAGGTTGAGGATCATGAGCTCCTTGGCGAGGTTCTCCGTGGAGATCTCTTCCTCGGTCATGTCCTCCTCATAGAAGCCCTCACACAGGTCACCCATGTTCTCTGGGTCAGTGGCAGCAGCCTTGTCCATCATGTTCATGGCGATGTCGGACATCTGTTTGGCAATGCGCTGTGCGTAGGCAAGATTGCCATACACATCATTGTTGTTACCCATCACAGTGCGCGTGGTGTCAAGCGCAGACATGATGCCATTGGCAGTGAGGTACTTATATGACGTGATCTGCAGGCTGGACACCAGGTGCTCCTTTGCAGCCAACGCCTTCTTGTCACGGTCCTCGTACATCTTGCGAATCTGCTCAGCCTGCTCCTTGGCTGTCTTCTCCCAGTCGATGTCCTTTGCGCTGCCCTCGATCGTCTTCAGCTTGCGGTCCATCTTTGTCTTCTTCTCGCTCATTATCGGCTTCCCTTCTCTCTCATCTTTGCGAGGATCTGGTCCTGTTCCCACTCCATCGCCTCTGCGATTGACTTGAACTGTGGCTTTGCATTGCCCTGCTGCACGCCACCAGAGCTTGGCGTGTCGAGCGCCGGTCCGCTTGGCTCTGGCTTTGCCTGCTCTCCGCCCTGCTTGGCGAACTTCCTCTGGATCACTGACACCTGGCGGTTCACTGCGGCCAATGCTTTGTTCAGGTCACAGCTGTAACCGATGACGTCACCGTCATTGTCAGTGATCTCATAGTCCTCGATGATGGACTCAAGCATCGCACGGCGCACGGGGTCAAGCTTCTTGTAGGTAGGTGCGAACTCTATGACGGCAAGCCTGCCACCCTCCTCCTTCAACAGCTTCTGCGAATAGTCCTGGCAGGTCTTGTTGAATGCGTCACGTAGTGCGCTGTTGTAGTCGTCGACCCATTCCTGAGCCTGTCGACGTGGGTTGTCACCGGTGAACTCGCGCCCTGTCTCCGGGTTGTAGAAGCGAGGCACGCCGTCATGGTCGCGCTGGCACACGTCCGGGTCGTTGATGGTGGCACCAAGCACTCCGTTGTTGCTACGTGCTCCCTGCTTGATGTAGGCCGCGGCGACGTCACGGATGACACGTTGCTCGATGTCCTGCATCAGCTCCTCTCGGTAGGACTTGATACCTTCCTCAGAGAGGTCGACACCATCCCAATCAAATCCTCCATCCTCGTCGCCATCTGCTCCTCCAAGATCACCTGATCCTCCAGGCAGGTCCTCAAGGACTGCGCCGTCTCCGGCCTCAGGCGTAGTGGCACCCTCACCCTGGTCAGCGTCGTCGGGATCTGGTACGTCCCCTTCTCCGGGTACGCCATCGCTGGCATCTCCAGCCACATCTGGTGTATCGTCCTTCTCGTTCTTCTTATCGAGCGCCTCAAATGCCGCAAGCCAAGGATCAGAAGGAACCTGTTCCATCTGAGTACCCATCGTCTGCGTATTCTCTCCAGCCATCCTGTTCCTCCATCTCCATCTGCTGCTCCTGGATCATCTGGAGCTTTGTCATCGTCGTCCTTATCCACTGCTGCCTGAGCTTCTGGTACACCAACGTCCTCCGCTCGTTCAGCTCCATCTTGCCTGCCGGGCTGAAGCTCTTCCCCAGCATCTCGATCATCGACTCGATGTCCCTGCAGGATGTCATCTTGTTCTTGATCTTCGTCAGGAAAGAGTTCATCTGCTGGACTATCCACTTGTACTCACCAAGCCTCTCTGCATCCGACAACTGGTCGGTGAACCTGAGCGCATCGTAGGTGTCACACAGGCTCTCCCATGAGGCCACCACATCGATGTGCCTGGTCTCCTCTTCGATCCAGTCATGGATGCTAGTAACCAATTCCTGCGTTTGCATCGATTCGCTCCTTGCGTTGCTGCTCACGAATGATCGCCTCGGTCATGGGGATGTCAGCGGCAAGGGTAATGCCATCGATGTAGGACATGAGGGGTTTGCCGGAGAACCGAGGGAGAAGCTCCGGGAACACCTGCTGGATGAGCGTCTTCAGGCCATAGACCTGGATGAGCGTGTCACCGATCTGGATCACCTTGGTCGGGAACGACCAGATGTAACCACGCTCGCCACTGTTGCCACGCACGACAGGCACAAGCTCCTTGCCAATGCACCAGCTTATCTCGGTGCCGATCTTCGGGAACGAGGTCTTGGCAATGACC